TTCTTAAAGGACGCTAAGTAATATTAGGGGCTTCGGCCCCTTTTTTATTCTATTGTAATTGTAATCTTTTCATTAGTAGCTACTAGCTTTTTAAATAAAGCATCATAAGCTAACTTAGAGTTACCAATAAAATCACCACTTGACCAAGTAGTACCTACTAATAAACACCCTTCTGTATTTTTAGAAGAGTTACCTGAATGTATTCTAACACCAGTAAAGTTAGGCACATCTAGGATGTGAGGCATATCTTTATTAAACCTGGTAGAACGATCAATAATAACAGAATAAGTGCCGCTAGGTATAGCTGTTTGTCCATGTACTTTCTCCTCTTTAGGTCTTACAACATCTTCTAATACAAAACATTGATATACACCATCTATATATAATTTACCAATAGTAAATGTTTTATTAAATTCAAATCGTTTAAGTTTCATTTCCATAATTAAGTTGCCTGTGTTTGTGCAGTTAAAATTCCGTTAACAAAAGTCATACTTCCATTAACTCCTCCACCAGTAAGTTTAGCTGTTACAATAGTAACATTAATACCACCTTTTAAACTTTGGTCTATGTTAAAAAAGAACTCTCTCCATTCATGAGCATTACTTACAGGTATATTGGGTATTGGTACTAATCCTACTGCCATTTTGATTCCTCATATTGTTGTTCTAGTTTATCAAGTCTATTTTTATTTCTAGTTTCTTTACGCTGAGCTTTACGTTCTGCTAATACTTCAGCAGTAGAGTTAGCTTTATCTGTCTGACCATAGATAGGTACACCCAAGAAACTTGCTAGTGCACGTTTACCACCTTCTCCTGGAGGAGCTGAAGCAGCAGCACTAATTTGGAATGGTAGAGCAGCCTTACCTGAATGAACCAAACGTCCAAGGGTTGTATTATCTTTAACCATAGGAGCCTTAGGACTTGGATAAGCTTTACCTGTAGTCATAGTAATAACTCCCTTAGGTATAAAGCCTAACTTATTACCTAGTGTCTTCTCAGGATCTAGTAACCAGTGAGCTGCTTCCATAGAATGTTTAGCCATCTGCATAGCTGTACCATCACCTAAGTCTACACGAGTTGGATCTTTGTTAGTCCAAATAGGTCTACCTGTAAATGCCATATTAAAGCCATTAAGAATAGTTAACCATAGTAAACCTGTAGTTAATACATATCTACGTGCTAAGTCACTATTATTTGTAGGATCAATAAGACCTTTAACACCAGCTCTTAACTCCCAATTTTGTGGTTTCATTAATTCTTTAGGCAATGCCTTAGTAAATGATCTTAATGTAGATACAGTCCAGTCAGGAGCAAACAATACAATCTGTGCCCAGTCTCTGTTCTGTAACTTCATAGCTTTAATTGCAAAAGCTTTAAGAAATTTATTTTCTACTTGATTAGCTACTTGTAACCAATTTAAACCACCTAATGTATTGTTAACAAAACTAGCTACTTCAGAAGCAATTTGATCATCAGGTATCTCAGGATGTTTAGATTTAATTTGTGTAAAAAAGTGCTGTGCTAGATTTAGTTTACCACCAGCATGCATGTAATCCCATGTAAATCTATTCATATGATTAAGGAAATGATTTTCTAAAGGATCACTCATTTGTCTAAGAACTTTTACATTCTTTCCACCAACAAGATAGTCACCAATTAGCTTATCTGCTGTACCTGCAGCATCACCTATAATAGTACGCTGTACGTCCTCTGTAGCTACCTTTAAACCACCTTTAATAAGTAATTGACCCTGTGCTCCAACACCTCTATGTTCTAGGTCTTTTAAAGCAGCACGAATACCACTACCACCAGTCATCATTTCTTTTAAGAATAACTTAGGAGAAGCTGTAGCTTGTGCTACTGCTAATGATGTTGCATGAAACAATGAACCTGCAGTATTCATAAACTTAGATAACATAGATACAGATTTAAATGCATCAAGCAAAGCGTTTGGACTATCTTGTTTAAAGACATGTCCTAAGATATCTTTAAAGTCAGGATGTACCATAACATCTTGCAATACATCAGAGCCTTGTCCTGTAAATTTAACATAGTTATTTTTAAAACCAAGTTCTATATTGTTAGTTAGAATAGGAAGTTCCTTTACTTGTCCAGCAATAGGGGAACCATAACCAAGTTCTATAACAGGAGAACCATCCATTTTAGTTTTAAGTAAGTAGTTAACTAATCGTTTCTCTACAATAGCTCTACCCATAGCATTCTTATAGATTTCCATAATTTTAGCTATGTCTCGTTGTACTTTAATACCACGAGTACTTATACCAAGCTCATCTCCTGCCTGACGTAAAGCATTCTCAAGGTCTCTAATATATCTAAATTGACGAGCTTGTGTAAAGTCTCTAACAAATCTAGACTCATTAGTATTAGAATATAAATAATCAGATAAAGCTTTTTGTTGGTCTCTATTTAAAACAGAATCAGTAAAGTCTAAAGCATGGGTTACATAGTCTCTACGTAGTTGTGGAAACAAACCTTCGCTTCTAGCACGTTCACCCATACGTCTAAACTCACTAACAACATAGTCTCTAACACCAAAAGATGATTGATCAGAAGGTCGATCTCTTAAAGTATTATGACCATATATAGTATTGTCTATGTCCTTACGTAAGAAAGCTAACTGCTCTGCTTGAGTACCATCTTTAGGAAAACCTTCTTTATTTTTAAGATTATTATAAGCATCTTTATTTCTAGTATCTTGTAAGACAACATTAAGAGGTTCTCTTTCCATACCTCTAGCTAAGTTTTCTTTTTTAGCAATACTTAATTTTAAGATACGAAGTTCTTCAACTTTTTCTCTGTCACTTAATAATCTATCTTGACGTTTCTGTCCTTCAATAGACATAGTAAGTTGTTCACGATTACGTACATCAGGAAGCTTCTCTTCAATTTTAGAACGAGTTTGTTTAGCGTCCATCTTAGCAAGATCAATCTCTTGTTCTGATCGAATTACAGCATCTGTAGGTGTAGTTTTAGTTTCACCAGGTTCAAATACTTTACCTCTATTTTGTATTTGTTCTGCTTGAGTTAATTCTTCTTGAAATAAATCTCGTTGCTCAGGAGCAGCACGTTCTTGAGTAGTACTTTCAGACGTACGATCTTTCGTACGATTAATAGAAGGATCAACTTCAAGTCCTTTTGCTAATTTAGTTTCATAAGCAGATGTTCCAGGTACTTTAGACATAAGGTTAGAAGCTAACTTGTCAGCATGACGAGTAATAGCTGTAGGTTTAGCAGCAATAGCACCAAAGGCTGCTGCTTCTGCAATACGTTGAGGATTTAATTCACCACCAGATAATGCTTCTGAACCAGCTTCAATACCACCAGAGACACCTGCTAATGTAGCTCGTTGAGCAAGAGGAGTAATTACTTTACCACCAGGAAGAGTTATGTTGGCTAATGATCCAGGTCTAAATAGTGCAACATTACCTGTTAGTTCACCAGCATAAGATGATTCAGGGTTAGCAGCCATCTCAGCTTCACGAGTAGCTTTATCATAACCTATATATTTTTTAGCAGACTCAGGTACAAATTTATCATAAGCTTCACTAACAGCTTTTTCACCAGCTAAGTAACCACCTACACCTCCTGCAAGACCCAATACAGGAGCTGCAATAGGAGCATAAGGACCAGTTAATAAGCCAGCCTCTACACCTAACTCAGCACCAAGAGCCATAGCAGGGGATGCAGCAATAGCTTTAGAAGCACTGCCTACAAAAGACTTACCAAATGATTTAAGAGCACTAATCTCTTCCTTAGGTTGAACACCTTTAAGGTAAGGATTATCTACAGCAATCCCCTTTCTATAAGGATTCTCTGTCTCAGATTCAGGCTGAACATCCATTGTTTTTGCTTTAGATGTAATACCTTTAAGATAAGGATTGTCGCTAGAATCAAGCCGATCTAACACCTGTAAAGGTTGAGCTGTATCAGCTTTGTCTGCAACATTCTGCATTGTGGCTTTTAAAGTTTCCTCTACCCATTCTTGGGATCGTTTTGGTTGCTTATAGGGACTTGATGGAAGACTTGCCCAAACTTTACCTAACTTTGCGTTAGCAGCTTCATAGTCTCCCTTTTGAACATCTTCTAATGCACCTTTATCTTCAATAAGTTTAAGTGCAATTTTCTTTTGACTCTCAGGACTAAAGTCAGTAACACCTATTTTAGGGGCCACATCATCATAAGTAGTCTTAGTTATTTGAAACTTTCCTGCAGCCGTAGAAGGGCCTTCCTTGGTAGTCGTACCTACAACTCCAGGGTGTTTAGAAAAGTCTTTAAATTTACCACCGCCTACAATAGTATCGTAGTCAGCACCCTCAGCCTTTGATAAGAACTCTAAGTAGTTATCAATATTAGATTGACTTTGTGATGCAGATGCAGGTGTATCAATTCCTTTTAAATAAGGATTTAATTCAGGCATTAAAACTCCTTTAATTATTACTTAGGATTTTCACCATATTTTTTACGGTACTCTGATCGTGAGATCTCTTGTCCAGTAATAGGATCTTTAAGACCTTTTTCTATAGATTGTGATCTTTTGGTTACATCAACCTTTACACGTTCTGGAGAACCTTCAAAAGACTTTAAGGTCTCTCTATCATCTACAGGTTTTTTACCTGGAATATTTAACTTAACATAGTCTTCTAATTTAAGACCTGGATGTAAATCTTCAAAGTTTTTTCTAATAGCATCTAATTGATCAGGATTACTATTAATAGCAGTAACTAAAAGATTAACATCTTTAGGTGCTAACTTAGAAACTTTATCTGCCTTTTCAATTTCTTTTATATCTTTAGAAGGAATATATTGTTTAACACTAGCAGCATATTCTTCAGCAGCAACTAACCTATCTTGAAGATTAGTACGTTGAGTTGTTAAAATTTGAGCCTCACGTTGTGATTCAGCAGGAGACATAATATTACCAAAGTCATCTTTAATTACAGCACCATCTTTAATTAAATCTAAACGATCTTGAATCATCTTAAGATCTCTTTGAGTATTCTTAACAGTCTGGTTAGCCATATCAAAGTTAGTCTTAACAACTTTTAAATCAAAATTCTTTTCTGCTAAGTTTCGTTTTTCCGTATTCCAACGGTCTTTCATAAGATTTGTTTCTTGTCTTTGAGTTATAGTTTTATTAAACTGAGCTTTTTTAGTTTCATCTTTCATAATCTCAAGATCAGTTCTAAGTCTGTCTTTAGTTGAAATAGCATCATCAACAATCATTTGAGCAGCTTGAGCACGTTGAGTACCATTCATAGATTTATATTGATCTAAGTCAGGAATGCCCATGCTATGAGCTTTCATTAATGTTTGATTAAAAGCAAACTCAGGATCTACACCAGCTTCAAGAGCATTTAAATATGATTTAGCTAAACCTGCTTTAGTTTCTAAAGCTTTACTTACAACTTTATTATATTCATTTGTAGCTTCATAATAATTCTTTTGAGTTTCAACAGCTTTACTTTCAAAGTTTTGAGCTTCTTTCCAAAGACCTTTAGATCTCATTTCATTAGCTGTTTTTTTAATACGAGCTAATTCTTCTTGATGTGACTCTACTTTATTTTTAGCAGATGTAACTTCTGCAACAGTCTTGTCATAAAAACTAGACTCTTTAGGTTGTTGAGACTTTTTATAATCATTTAAAATACTATTATATTCATCTTCTGTCTGAGCATTTGCTAATTTATCTTTAACTTCTTTAGGAGTATTAGCATCATAATCTTGAGTAAGAACATTAGGCATAGCAGGACCACTAGGTTCAGCACTTGGTTGAGCCCCTGCTGGATAGCCATTCATTACATTATAATTAGGAGCTTGTTGAGTTACAGGCTCTGTAGTATTAAAAGGAGAAGTACCTACTGGAGATGTATTCTGAATAGGTTGTCTTTCTTGATAAGGGTATGTAGTTACATTACCATCTTGAATACCAGCAGGACCTCTTGGTTGCATTTCTTGATTAGTAGTACCCTCAGTCATAGCAATAGCACCTTTAGGCATCATTACTTGTTGACCACCAAAACCTGATTGTTGTGTATAATCAGGAGGCACAGATTGAGGAGCTACAAAACCATCAGGTACTATATCTTTAGTATTAATACCTCTGTTTTTATTATAAATTTCAGTAGCTTGACTTTCCCTATTTTTATCATCTAGGTATTTTCTTAACTGAAGACCTGCTTCAAATCCAGAACTAAATGTTGCCATAATATAATCCTTTAATTAGATAGGTAATTTAGAATAGTCTACAGTGTAACCAAGACTAGTAGAAGTTACCGCATGCTTGTATTCAGGCATCTTAAGAATATCTTGTGCAAGGACACCAATAGATTTAACATGTGACCAAATATAATTAAAGCTATAGATTTTAATACCCTTAATAGTTTGAATATGTTTAATATTAGTTTTAAGATTTTTATCAGAGAATATAGCACCAATAGCAGTACCTGCTACATTATATAATGGATTAGCACCTTGTGAACTACTTGTCATTGTTGAATTTTGACCTAAGCTAATACCAGCACCTGATGGAGCTGTTAAGCTACCAATCTTATTATTAATATAGTTTTGTGCGTAACCTTGCCCATAGTTTTGTAAAGCAATATTTTGATATCCTGTAGGACCTACACCAGTAGATGCAAAGTTTCTATTTAAAGCTTCTAATCCCATATCAAATCCAAATTTATAACCAGGTTCATTTTTAACATTAGCTAAAGTTGCAGAGTCTCCTGATACATATTTGTAAAGAAGATCCTCATACTTTGATCGTTTGTCTACACCAAAAAAGTCTACAGCTTGTGAAGTAGATGTTTGAGAGCTACCACCACCACCTTTACCACCACCACCATAGAATGTAAAAGACTCTACTAAAAGAGTTACCCAGTTAAATAAGTTAATCATTGTTGCGTCTCCAAATTATATTCATATACACGATACGTTTCTTTCCAGCCTATCTGTTTTAACGGTTTAGTCCAACCACGACGACCAGTAAATTCAATTTTAGAACAACCTTCTGCTTTACCAAACATAGCCATTGCATCTACAATAGGTTGTTTCCAAGACTCTAAATCTTTACCACCAATAAAATGTCCTACTAATGTTTTAGTTCCAGTACCATACAGTATAATTTCTGTATCAGCAGTAGCTACAATGTCATTATCATCTGTAAATGCAATCCACAATTGATGTTCTTTATTTAATACATTGTTTTGAACTTCTTCAATAGTAGCCCTACTACCAGATAAAGCAGTTGCTCTTTCTAGATAGTGTTTTACTTTAGGAAATATAATGTGTCTATGTTCTTTTGGTACTATAATTACATTCATTATTCTGAGCTTGGATCTAATCTACCATTAATATTAAATTGTACTTTTTCTAAACGAAAAGGATTACTACCTTGATATAGATATTCATAAGCTCTTCGTCTAAACCTACCAAGTTGATATAAACCTGGTTTCTGTGTGTTTAATTGCACTTGTCTATATTGAGACCAGTTAGTATAATCATCTTCTGTATGACGTACGTTAAGTACATCATTAATGGTATCTCCAAAAAGAGTTAAACCTGATACTGTTTTAAATGCATACGTATCAAAATCTAAACGATCTGTTACTACACGCATCCTAATAGGTCCAAAAGGATCTACATAGTTATTAGGACTTAATGTAAATGCTAAACCATTAACAGCATCTAATACAAAAAAGATACCACTGTTAAATGGAAATTGTGTTACAAAAGAACATTCAAAATAGTTTTCACCACCTGCAATATAATCTTTACTTGTAGTCCAATAATGCCATTGATCTTCTGCTAAGTCATATACAAGGGTTACATCTTGATCAGTTAGTACTAAACCATAAAATGTATGACCAGCTATTTTGTATAACCAAGAATATGTACCAGTTAAATTACTAGCATTTAAGAAGTTTTCTACAGCTTTAGTAGATACTTTTCTAGGTTGAAGTCCTTCTAGAATCATAATGTTTCTACCACCTTCAACTACAGTTCCCATCCAAATTAAAGATTGTTCTGGGTTTTGTATTGAATTACCATCAGCACATCCAATTTCCATATGAGCTGATTGGTTAATAGATAAAACAGATCCTTGAGCATTACCTGCATCATAGAAAAAGTCAGCTGTCCACTCTTTAAATGCTATAACATAATTAAGATGTCGAGCAAGTGCCTTACCTTTATCTGCTTCTGATTTAGCTGATGTAAAATTTAAAGGATCCCATTCACCTGGATTTTCATTATCAGATTGAAAGATCTGTCCTTGAGAATCCATTGCAAATACATAACCATCAAGGTATACTAAACCTGGAACAGGGTTTGTTGGAAATGCATTTAGATAAGCCTGAGCTGAAGCACCAACACCTCCACCTGCAAATACAACTGTTAAGGTACCTGCATAGTTAGTGCCTTGGGTAGTTAAAGTAATATTAGTAATAATACCGCCTGAAGCAGTATAAGTCCCTCCAGCACCACTACCACTAACTGATCCTGTAATACTAAATGTACCTGTTGAAGGGTAGCCTGTACCCCCACTTACAAAAGTAACACCAGCTACCATTTTACGAATTTCATAAATAGTACCTGTAGCAGTTAAATACCAACCATTTACTTGATCATGGAACACCATAAAAGGACGAGGACTAGTAGTAGCTAGGGTATTTACCCAACTTACATTTTCTCCACTCATACCTGTAAGTAATTGTGTAGATACACCACTAGTAATACTAAATAGTTTACCACCCGCAGCAGCATATAGGTTATTATTATAAGACCATAAACCCTCCCCTGATGTAGGAAGAGCTGGTGTAATTGTATAGGCAGCCTTACCTGGACGTTTAACAGCTAATGTCCTACCATCAGCCATAGTCTCTTTATAACAGTTAACCATCTTAGCATCTTTGCTAATATCATTAGTACGTTGTTTTATAGGAGATGTTAATGGAATATTAACAATAGGCATTATCTAAAACTCCTGTTATATCCACCCCTTACATCTGGTTGGAAGAATGTTGAGGTCCACTCAATATCCCAATCCATTAATTCATTTTTAAGCATACTTGCTTTTTGTTCATAGTATTGTTTATCATTAAGAGTCTTTTCATAATCTGAAGCAAGATCTGCAACTAGATTCCATTTAAGAGCTAAGAACCACTCTGAAGGAAAGTCAAAGTTTTGGTTGGCTGATGTGATATCTTCAATAGGTGTTTGTACAAATAAATGTACTTCATAGTTTTCAGCTGTAAAAGTATTAGGAGTTAAAAATACACTTAGTTCTCCGTAATCTCTCCAAGCTTTAAAGTATACAGTATTTACGTTACCTTGTGATTGTTTTGAACTTAACATGTTATACTCTTGTTGTGAGATAACAGTCATAGGCATATCTGTATATACACTTAAGAGTGAGTCTACTGTAACAGTACAAGGTGTTGTAAAAGTACCACCAGTCATTGTTAGTACATCGCCAACAGCATAACCACTACCACCTGTATTAGCAAGCATTACACTTGTAACAGAAGCACCAGTAAATGTTAAGTTAAATACAGCACCAGATCCAGTACCACCAGTAGTAGCTGCTGGATTAGTTGGTTGTACTGTATAACCCGTACCACCAGACGTTAAAGAAATCTTACCTACTGAGCTTGTGTCATTAGATAGGTTTCTTAAATAAGCTTGAATAAGTCTTAAAGGTTTAGCAGCATTTAAATTATAAGTTCCTGAAGGTCCTATAGTATAAGAAGTTTGATTAGGAACTAAAGGTAATACATACTCTTTAATAGTCCATAGTTTAATACCTTCTGATTGCCATTTCTTTAAAATAAGATTTAAAGTGAAAGAAGCATTCTCTAGGGCATTAGGCCCTGGTGTAGCACCTTCTTCAAGAACTGCTAAACTACGTAGTGCAGCCTCAATAATTTGATCTCTGGTAACTGTAAATGTAGTAGTACCTGAAGTAGCCATGTTATCCCTTAGTTTTACCTAATAGTTTTTGTATTGTCTTAGTTTCGTAAATACGAATTAAAGTCCAAATAATTGTAAATAAAGCAGCAATTGCTGGTAGTAATTGCATTATAGTTCCTACTGCAGTAGCTATTGATGCTGTATCTAATATGTGTTTAGTTGATTCTTGTAAATGTTCCATTATAAATCCTTAGGTTCCCAGCCATAGATAGCGGCTATTTGATATGTTAAGTTATAGAAGTTTTTGTTATGGAGTTCATATCGTTTACCCTGAAGGTATAAAATAAGATGTACCATCTCATGTGCCATTGTTTTCTCTAGGGTCTGTAGTTGACTCATCTTAGCTGAACTAATTGTAATACAATGAGGTTCAGGTTGATACTGACCATACATGGTAGGATCGTCTACTACTAAAAATTCTATCTCTGAAGGTCTTGGTAACTTATACTTGTTAAATGGTGGAAGTCTACATAACATTCTGTAAACTGCTTTACACGATTCAACTGTTATAAGGTTCATTTCTTTTTAATATAAAATAAGCTTCTCTCACCAAATAAGTAGAATCCTACAGCTGATGCAAAGTTATCTACCTCAGGAGTTCCTATACCAGTTACATGCATATATACCCATGTAGAAAGCACAAGAAGGCCTATTAGAGGCCTCATTAATCTAACAATGGCTTCTACCCAAGGGTAAGAAGAATTACCTGCCCCAGCGTCATTCATAACCTTAAAGAACTCTAAGTCTATGCTTTTCATTTGAGCATACTGCTCGATGGTTGCAGGTTTAAATTGATCAGGTGCTACAAACTTATTAATAAGAGACTTACCTAAGTCCATAGCTACTGGTAAGAATGCTGATAATATTGTTATTGGATCCATGTGTTATCCTTGCATTATAGGTATTACTTTTTTAGGTTTACGAAGTTTATCTGGTTTACCATTAACAATCCAGAATAAGTCTTTTCTATCTTCTCTTAAAGGGCCATCAATGTAAATTGGAAAGTATCCTGTTAAGGTGTCAATAATGTTGCAAAGTATAATTACATTATCACTATAGGCATTGTTACAAGAAGCTTCCCAAAGGTCGCCAGTTAAAAACATGCAAGCACCTTTACATAAATGTAATACAGGGCAGTTTGAACATTCTTTTCTATCACTCCAATGAGTTGCAGTTTTAACTTCTACTGCTTCTAAATCAGACACATGTCCAATATGATGCGATATGCCAGCTGGGTTATTAGATACAATACTTACATTTTGACATGTTAAAACATTTCCATGTAAATCTACTGCAATATTATCTTCTCTATCCATTCCACACTTTTGACCAAGAGATTCTATTCTAGATTGATTCTCTAACCCAAGTATAAAACTTCTAGTTTTTTCAGAAAATATACCAAACTTATTAGCTTCGCCGCTTCTAAGTTCCGCTGCCGCTAAATTTCTATATTCAATATCTTTTTCACTATCAAGCAATGAGTTTGCTAAACCGCCTTCATCATAGGCGTCTACAAAACCACCTTCTCCAAAATAAACATATTGTAAATATTCTTCACCTAGTTCTTTTGTAATTAAATTTATAAACCAATCATTAATAGCAGCTCTACTAATATTTTTAGAATTAACCATTGGATTAAAACTTATTAGATTTTTAGGAGCTAAGGTTTTAAATAGATTTAAAATAGCTTGTTTAGACT